CCCAAGACCTGGCATGTGCTGGAGTTCAAGACCCACTCCAACAAGAGCTTCAGCGATCTGGTAGCCAAGAAGGTCCGTGACAGCAAGCCGCAGCACTTTGCCCAGATGCAGATTTATATGCACCTGATGGGCATTGCACGGGCCATGTACCTGGCGGTGAACAAGGATAACGATGACCTTTACGTCGAGCGCATTGAAATCGACACAGACCTTGCAGACAAGTTGCTTGAAAAAGCAAAACGCATCATCTTTGCCATGGTGCCGCCACCGCGCATCAGTGATGACCCTACCTGGTACCAGTGTCGCCTGTGTGATCACGCACCACTTTGTCATGGGAGTGGCGACAGCGCCGTGGCAGCCGAGGTCAATTGCCGCACCTGCCTGCGCTCAACGCCGGTCGAAGGTGGCTGGCACTGCGAAATGCAACAAAAACTTCTCAGCGAACGTGAGCAGAGTGCGGCCTGCGAGCACCACCTCTATCTGCCGCCTCTGGTGCCAGCCCCACAAGTTGACGCGGGAGCGGACTGGGTGGAGTACCAGTTTCCCGGTGGTCAGTGCTGGCGTGACACCGGATTCAACAAGTACGCACATTTACAACCCGGAGTATTGAAATGAGTCTTACCCTTCGTCCCTACCAAAGTGCTGCCATCCAGGGCATCTACAACTATTTCCATGATGAGACCGGCAACCCTCTGGTGGTCATCCCGACGGCCGGGGGCAAGTCGCTGGTGATGGCGACTTTTGTCGAAGGAGTGCTCAAGGCATTTCCCGATCAGCGCATCCTGATCGTCACGCATGTCCGTGAGTTGATCGAACAGAACCATGCGGAGCTCAAGAAGATCTGGCCCGAAGCGCCCGCTGGAATCTATTCGGCCGGTCTCAAAAAGCGCGAGATCCGAGCCCAAATCCTGTTTGCCGGGATCCAGTCGATTCATAAACGCGTCTACGACGTGCAGCAATGCGACCTGGTGCTGATTGATGAGGCCCATTTGATTCCGCGTTCATCCAACACCATGTACCGAGGCTTTCTGGATGGGCTCAAGCGCTTGAACCCGATGCTCAAGGTAATCGGTTTGACCGCCACACCGTACCGGCTGGATTCGGGTCTGCTGCACCAGGGTGAAGATTCCATCTTCACGGACATCGCCTATGAGGTTTCAGTGCGTGAGTTGATCGATGCCAAGTTCCTGTCACCCCTGATCTCCAAGCGCATGGTGACCGAACTGGATGTCTCCGGTGTCGGCACACGCGCTGGCGAGTTCATTGCCAAGGACCTGGAAGCGGCGATTGACACGGATGCCATTACCCAAAGTGCCGTTAACGAAATCTTCACCTATGCGCATAACCGCAAGAGCTGGCTGATATTTTGCGCCGGTGTCGACCACGCCTTCCACGTTCGCGACGCGGTGCGAGCTCGGGGTGTGACTTGCGAAACCATTGTGGGTGATACGCCGAGTGCGCAGCGTGAGGCCATCATCAACGACTTCAAACAGGGTCGGATCCAGTGCCTGACGAACGCCAATGTGCTCACGACCGGCTTCAATGCACCTGCGGTGGACCTGATTGCCATGTTGCGTCCAACCAAGTCGGCAGGCCTGTATGTGCAAATTGTGGGCCGTGGCTGTCGTCTGGCACCCGGTAAGACAGATTGTCTGGTGTTGGACTTCGCTGGCAACATTGCTCGCCACGGTCCGATTGATGCCATTAAGCCCAAGACCCCGAAGGCAGGCGAGGACGGCGATGCGCCCGTCAAGGCATGTCCTGATTGCAACAGCATCGTGCATGCTGCCGTACGCCAATGCCCGGACTGCGGCCACCTGTTTCCGGAGCCCCAAATCAAGATTGAGGCCAAGGCCAGCCACCTGGACATCCTCTCTGGTGGTCCGCCCGAGTGGTTGGCGGTCACCCGCGTCAGCTATGCACGCCATGACAAACCGGGCAAGCCACCTTCCATGCGCGTGGACTATTGGAGTGGCATGAACTCGCACAGCGAATGGGTGTGCATCGAGCACCAGGGATATCCACGGCAGAAGGCGGCCAGCTGGTGGGCTAACCGTGCGCCTGGAATGCCGCTGCCCAAGGGCGTTGATGAAGCCCTGGCAGTCTCTGCCGGGCTCAAGTGCCCGGCGCACATTGCGGTTCGTCCGAGCGGGCGCTACACAGAAATTGTTGGAGCGCGGTTTTAGTGAAGTGCGCGATTTGCAGGCGGGATGCCCGTGGCTATGTGTTTGCTGGTCCCCGCATGAATCGGGATGTTGCACCCCCGGTCAAGTTGTGCTCCAAGCGTTGTCAGTCCATAGCGGGAAGGTTAAAGGGAATGATTGATCCAAACAAACATGAAATTGGTGGGCTGGCCTGTGCCTGTCAGAGCGGCGGCGCTTACGTCGAGTCGATTCTCAAGACCGATCTGGCGACTTTCACGGAGCAGGAGTGGGCTGCTCTGATTGATGTGATCGTGACGTCCTTTCAGGACTACTTGAGCACTGCCTATGCAGACGATCCACCGTTTTAAAGACCAGCATGACTCCACACAACTACATGGCGCAGCTCGGGGCCACCCTGGTCGATCGCGGTTACGCCATTTTGCCGATTCAACCCAGCACCAAGAAGCCCGGCATGTACCGGCTGGGTGCATGGCACGACTACCCGAAGTGGAGCCGCCACTGCGAACGTGACACCACAGAAAACGAGGTCGACATCTGGGGTGACTGGCCAGAGGCCGGGATTGGCATCGCGGCTGGTCGTGTCATTGCGATTGACATTGATGTCTTGCACTCAGAGGAACTGGCCGTTCAAATTGAGGGTCTGGCCAAGCGCATGTTGGGTGACACCCCGGCGGTGCGCATTGGCCACGCGCCCAAACGCCTGCTGGTTTATCGCTCCGTGCAACCCTTCGGCGGATTCAAATACCCGCCTATTGAAGTGCTTGGCATGGGCCAGCAGTTCATTGCCTATGGCGTGCACCCCGATACCGGCAAGCCGTACGACTGGCCGGTGCAGACCCTGGCTGACATCCATATTGACGAGTTGCCTGCGATCACCGAAGCACAAGCCCGGGAGTTTGCCAAGGCGGCCTATGTCCTGATTCCGGTGGACCAGCGCCCCAAGAGTCTGGGAGTTGGCCTGCGCTCGCCAGCGGAATGCGCCAATTTGCCTGAACAACGGGGAACGCCTGAAGCGGTGCACGGTGCCTTGCGTTTCATCGCCAATTCCGATCTCGACTACGACAGTTGGGTGCGCATCGGAATGGCCATCAAGGGGGCGCTGGGCGATGCCGGTTGGTGGCTATTTGAAGCCTGGTCAGCCTCGTCCCAAAAGAATGACGCCAAAACCACCGCCAAAAGCTGGCGCAGCTTTGCGCCACAGCGCATTGGTGCAGGCACCATCTACAAGTTGGCCATTGAGCAGGGCTGGTCGCCCGAGCCGGACTTGCAACTAAACGGCGCGATTGTGATGAACGGGCACCACCCGGCGCGTGAACTGCTTGAATCCTTGCAATCCAATGATCCGATCTCCCTGGAGTCGGCCGCAAAGACCATGTTGCCACCCCCAAAACCCCTGCCGATGGGTTGGGATCAGGTGGGTGGCGTGATTGCTGACATGATGGTCTTGATGTCTGCCACCGCCAAGCGCCCTCAGCCCGTGCTGGCGCTGGGTGCCAGTCTGTGCGCATTGGGCGCACTCATGGGTCGCAAGTACCGCACCGAGAGCAACATTCGCTCGAACCTGTACGTGGTCGGTATCGCCGAAAGTGGCGCTGGCAAGAACCACAGCCGTGTCGTGATCAACGAGCTGTTTCGCAAGGCAGGTCTATTGCAGTACCTCGGTGGCAACAAGATCGCTTCGGGCTCGGGCTTGCTCACGGCCATTCAGCGCCAACCGGCGATCCTGTTTCAACTCGATGAGTTCGGCATGTTTTTGTCGGCAGCTGCTGACCGAAAGCGCTCTCCCAGGTATGTGTGCGAGATCCTGGATTTGATGACCGAGTTGTACACCACCGCTGGAACCACCTACTTTGGCGTGGAGTACGCCAGCACGCAAAACAACAACGCACATCGCGCCATCCACCAACCCTGTGCCTGTATCTACGGCACGACCACACCGCTGCATTTCTGGCAGGCGCTGCAGGCATCCAACGTGGCCGACGGGTCGCTTGCGCGCTTTCTGATCATGGAAAGCGAGGACGACTTTCCGGACAGCAACGACATCTTTGGCACCATTGACCCGCCCCCATCCCTGATTAATCAGTTGCTGCTCATCCATGAGGGCGGTGGCAAGCTGAGCGGCAATCTGACTGATGTAGGCGCGGTGGATGAAGTTTTGGTTGAACCCCGGGTGGTACCCATGACCCCGGACGCGCGTGCCGCGTTCAAGCAACTGGACCATGAGCTGCTGGATCAGTTGCGCCTGTCGCGGGGCACGGGCTACTCGTCGATCCTGGCGCGCATCGAGGAGAACGCGACCAAGCTGGCTCTCATTCGTGCCGTGTCACGCGATCCGGTGGATCCACAAATCGAGGACCAAGATGCCCACTGGGGCATCATGCTTTCGCGCCACTGCGCCGAGTTGACCATCCGCGAGGCCACAGCACGCGTGTCAGAGAACCAGGTTGAATCGCACCACAAGCGGGCCATGCAGATACTGCGCGATGCGGGCCAGGCCGGAATGTCCAAAAGCGAGTTCACCCGGCGCACCCAGTTCATGGACCATCGCCAGCGCGACGGTGTTTTGAGGACCCTGTCTGAGGCCCGGTTCATCGAGACCGAGATGCTTCAAAGCAAGGGTCGCCCCGCGCAATGGATAAAGGTGTTGTAAATCAATGGATTACAAAATCACGCCGGGATACTTCACTTATGACCTTCTTTCAAGGCCAGTGCCTAGAGATACAAATATATTAAAAGAGGCCCCAGAGACAGGGATTTCTCGCGCGCACGCGCGAAGCCCTGCCAAACCAGTCAGAGACAGGAGAGAGACTCTAGATAGAAAGAAATAAATAATGAAATAACTCTCTCTATCTACTACTTTGCCGACCCCCCATCTGGTCTTGAAAGATGAAGTATTGAAATAACCCGGTTGGCTTTGCCCTTTCAGGCAAAACCATTACCTTTAACCGAATCCGTTCGGACATGAGGGAGCCGCACTCGCCCTGACCCGGCCAGATGCCAGTGCTCCTCCAGGTCGCTTTAACGCCCCCAGGAGGATGCAATGATGCCCATGTCAGACATGCTGTTACCGGCCAGCCCAAACCCGGTAGAAACTGTTTCCACCGATATCGTGGGAGCAATCCTCGCGCTGGACCTTGGCACCATGACCGGCTGGGCACTGCGCTCGGCTGACGGCCCCATCGTTCACGGCTTTGTGAGCTTCAGATCGCAACGATTTGAAGGTGGTGGTATGCGTTATTTGCGATTTCGCCGCTGGCTCACCGACATGAAGGCCACGGTGGCGGGTCCACAGGGACTTGGTGCCGTCTATTTTGAGGAGGTGAGGCGTCACCTCGGTGTCGATGCGGCACACGTCTACGGCGGTCTGCTCGCCACGCTGACCGCCTGGTGTGAGCATCACCAGATCCCGTACCAGGGTGTGCCAGTTGGGACCATCAAGCGCCATGCGACTGGCAAGGGCAACGCCAGCAAGGCAGAAATCATTTCGGCAATGAAGGCCCTGGGTCATCCGGTGACTGACGACAACGAGGCCGACGCACTGGCACTGCTGCACTGGGCCTTGGCGCAGGAAGTTGTGGATGGCAATCATGGGTAGCAAAGCCAGTGTCCAACCCCTGAGTGCCGGTGATCTGGTGAGGCTGCCCGGTGGTCGTGTGGCCGAGTGGGTAAGCCAGGGCGTGGACGGAACAACTTACCGCACTGAACACTTCAGGACGGTCGACTCTCTGGGTCTGCTGCTGCGCAATGGCTCCATCACCCAAGGGATGCATGACGCAGGCCAAGACTTCTCACGCACCTTTGTCGCGGCTCAACTCAGTGCGACTGGGTCGGCCCCTATGGACCGCATCCCCGGTGGCCAGTGGCGCGACACCATGACCGAACGCTGTGCATGGGCTCGAAAGCATCTGGGTGAGGCTCTGGACGCGGTGGGTGGCATCAGCAGTCCTGGTGGCTGTGCGGTGTGGCACATTGCCGGCCTTGGGCAGAGTGTGCGTGAGTGGTCGGCGATGGCGGGTTGGAACGGCCGAAGCCTTAACCAGTACGAGGCCAAGGGCATTTTGGTTAGTGCTTTGGGCGTGCTGGCAGTGCATTACGGACACGCTCGATAAATCGTCAAATAACCTATTGACGCGTATATATCGACGGTCTACCATTCCGCTAATCACTCAAGATGCGCCTGCAAAGTTCATTCGATGCATTCGTTTTTTGAAAGTGTCCGCACTGCGGGTAGACCGTGCTGATTTAGCGACAGCGCCGCAGGTAAAAGGGGTCCTTCTTTCATAAAATCCTATGCGGGGGGCAACAGCGCAAGACCCGCCCACCGACAGAGTGCAAACCAGAGTTTGCAGCGGTTTGCACCAGCAGCAGGTTTGCACCCTGGCACACAGGGGGGAGAATTCAATTCACACCCCTTGCCCGTGCAAACGCCGCACAGCAAGCGATGACCTCCAGTATTTGGATGCCATCGGCTCCTTTGGTCTTTAGCAACTGACCCGTATTTTTTAGCCCGACTTTTTCTGAACCCGCTCTCGGAGTTATCTGACGGCGGGTTTTTACGTTCAACTCCAGCG